ATCCAACGTACCCGCGGCTGTCGAACGGAACAAAGACGTAATCTGAGCGGGCAAATAACGATACTCAGCCCAACGCTCTTGATAACCAAAGACATCATCATCCGATGATGTACCCGTCGTATAAATCTCTTTATTAAGAACTGCTTGTTCACCCAAATGAGCAAAAACAGGAAAATAAAAATCGTATCGCGTCCGACGCGACCACATACGACGCATACCCTGCTGATACGTCAAATCAGCACGGATACTCACAAGTCCAAGGACGATACCGTGTTCTGTGAAACTCTGAGTAAAACCGTGACCCATAGCAAGTGCGGTTCCCATGGCTGCCAAATTGCCCAACGGCGTACCGCCTGCGCCATCCGCTGTCGCGGATGTCTGGGCAATAGGATTAATATTGACAGGAGTGGAACCGCCACCAAGATACTCAGGACGCTGTAAACGAGCATCAGGACTGATGACACCAAAATGTGACCGAATAATTTCAGTATAACGTGTACCACCTCGTGCGTCCCTTTCCAACAAGCGTTGAATCTGGAACGACTCACGCAATTGATTAATCGTAGCAGCAGTCGCCGTACTCAAATCAGCATAAAGCTGACCAGCCGCAACACCAGGACCGCTAGCATACTCAATACGATTACCTGACGTGTTAGGAGAAAGTAATTGATTAGCATACAAAGGGCCCTTAATGCTCAACGACTGATTGCTTGCTGTCGCATCGCTCGCAATAAACGCCTTCTGACCTAGCGGTATAGACACCTGCTCGCCCTTCTGAGGCCAAGGTAGAGCAGAAGTAAAATAATCGTGTCGCTTACCGCGACGCAACAAGGCATAATCCAAAGGACTATCAGGGCCATCATCCGTATTTACAGGTACAGAATCCTGCAAATTCTCGTCCCTAAACCACTCGTTCCAAATCAAATTATACGCACGCAACTGTAACGCGCTGTGATCAACTGTCTGGCCCGCAGAAACCTGCCCAACGGTCGGCAATCCCATATAATCTTGAACCGAACCGATTGGATACCCTCCTGTATCGGACGTAATCTGCGGGACTATATACGCAATCGAATCCCCGGGATTCTCTTGCGCGCCCATAAACTTCTCCCAATTCGACCACAACAAACGATTGGGAACGAAAAAGAAAAACGAATCCAAGTACATGTTATCCATGACTGGAAACAAAGGCGTCGCCATACGGGCGAACGCAGTCATCTTTAAATTGAAAGTATCACCCGGTAATACTTCATCAACATACACCGGAATCAAATAACCACTATCAAACGTAGTTTTATGAGCCGTTTGAATTTGAAAACTACTGCGCGGAACATCCGCGCGAGGAATCATTGAAAACTGATGAGTCGAAACCGACTTGTTACGATGCATCTTAGGCATACGCCCCTCCCGGGGCGTAGCCCCTCATTAAGTCAATAAACACTGATCTGCATTAATCAGCAACTTCGGCTGAGGATGGGTTTCCACCATCGCCGTAGCATCATCATACATTCCAATCTCATAGAGTGCAAAATCTTTAGGATGCTTGTAAAACTGGTTATCGTCAGCCTGACGATTAACCTCATCCGTAAAACTGCGGATCGCAACTCCCGCAGTGGGCACAAAATAAGGACGACCAAACACATCTGCGGCGCTGTCGCGCACTGCACAAATAACCTGCTTCATAAAGACCTTTCAAGTTTCTTAATCTGAGCGGCTAAAACTTCCTCTTTAACCGCCAACCTTTCGGGACTATCGTCCCTAGGACGTGATAACGCGCGTAACACACGCTCCATCTTCACCTCCTCATACCTATATGGATCTAACTTCTCATACTTCAAGTCATAAAACTTAGGTGGCTTCATCTTCCTGCCACCTTCTAATACAACCGCATCCTGCGGATAAACATCAGCGTAAAACTTATCAAACCACGCCTGGGCAATACCAGGCTTCAACGACATACGATTAAATTCTGGCGTTAACCTGGTTAACTCACCCGTATGAGGGTTTACCCTCTCATACCAACGCTTCGCAAAATCACCCGTCATCTTCTTCATAACATAGCGTGCCACATAACCAGCACTTTGCAACGTCACATCACCAATTGACGAATAACCAAAGGACCACAGCTCCTCGAGAGCCGCGGACCTATAAATAATAGAACCGCTCTCAGTCTTCTTCCAGACGGTCCTATCTTCAAAATCAAAATTAAACAATAAAGCGTGGAAATGAGGTCTGGCGTCCCTCTCGCCATACTCACCACACATATAAAACCGAATATTCCTATTCGGAAAACGCTTGCGTAAGCGTTTCATAAACAACTGAAAATCACGATAATTTAACGAACCATCCATAGGCAAATGATCGTCGTTAAACGTTAACGTAATAAAACAATTCTTCTCATGCATGGATGCCTCATGCATACAACGGATCGCCCACATCTTGGCGCGATCCATACGACACCCAATACAACGACCACAAGGGATCGTTA